CATGGAGAGATAAGCAAGGGCGTTCAAGGGCTGAGATAAAAACCTTGGAACTACAAATAGAAACCATCGCCAATGTGTATGAGGCAGAGTTAGATTCTTTGAAGAAGGACTTCAATTTTAAAATTAAGAACCTGGATAATGTAACGAGCGTATCTACCACGACCACCGAAACGGTTTACTTAACACAAGTTGATACCGTTTATTACCCTCACTATGTTTACAGAGATAAGTGGACGTACATAGATCTTAAATTTAAAACGGAACACCCCGAACTAACTTACACCATTAGAGACTCCGTTACATTCGTTCAGCACTACAAAAGAGAATCTATGTTGGGGAAAAAGGTGCTATACATTGACGGAGTATCTCACAATCCGAACACCCAAATTACAGGTCTGAAAAATTTAAAAGTAAATCAAAGCCCTAGCAATTACTCACTAGGGCTTCAATTGGGTTACTATCCTGGGCTTATTTACTTCGGGATAGGATTGAATTACGCTTTACTAAAATGGTAAGTCGGTCACTTCATTTGCATTCGCCTTTGCTGGTTTATTAAAAGTACTCCCCTCAATCTCAGTATCAATTTTCCATCCTTGAATAGAAGGATAGTGACTGCCTTTGTATTCGTTACTTTTAAGATTTACATGTACCAGAATCTCCTGACTTACGGCAATGTTTTTTAAGAGTGAAACTTTGTCTTGAAAAAAAACAATTGGCAAATGCTCTGGATAGGGATCGCCATGCGTTAACAATAGGGTTTGTTTGGTGTACTCTGCCCCTGCTTTTGAAGTGAAAGTTTCTGGCTTCAGAATTTCTTTTACGGTTCCTTGGATTTTCATTTTGATTGATTTTGATTAATTGATTGAGTTAAATTATTGTATCGGTAATGTCTTCGCAGTTGTGTATGGTCAGCTTACCAAATGAAGGATATGTATTGAGCATAAACATCTCAAATTTGACCTCTGCTTCCAATGGGTTAATCTTATCTATGACTTTCATTTTGCCCACCTTAATAACAATTCCTTTTTTATCTTGAAGCGTGTACTGAATCATGTAGTTATGTCTTTGCATAGTCTATAATTTATTAGGTTTATCTTGAGTCTTTTGAAATAACTTGTATAGTTCGTTGTCTACAGTTTCGAGTTTATCTAAGTTTTCTTTTATTTTTTTCTTGACCTCTTGTACATACTGATTATGTCTTGGTTCGCTCATGTCTGTTCCTTCGATTAAACATTGTAACCTTCGGTTTTCATTTAGTATCTCATCACTCTCTTTACTTCTATGGTATGTTGTCATATCAATTTTTCGGATTTCATTATTTTTATTAATTCGTAAAAGTCTGACTTACGTATAATCACATATTCTTTTCGATCCTTTTTATGGAAGATTACATTGTAGTTTTCGTTGTCTGGCATTCCAGCGAGTATCTTGGTGTACTGACAACCCTTTTCAACCGCTTTACACTGGATTTGAAAGGGGGTTGTGTTTACGAGGTCAACTCCTAAGTCGTCCATCATTTTCGATGCAAAACGTGAAGTTTGACAGTCTTCCCATCCCATATCAATAAACTCCTTACGTACCTTGCGCTCGTAGTTGTGTCCCTTGTTTCTTGACTTTTTCCCCGACATGATTTTCGTTTTTTATCCATACATAATTTGACTCTACCAACTCTTTAACCATCTGGTACTCTGTTTCTTTTGGTATGCTCATCAAAAAGAATTTATTACTTTCCGAGGGTCGCATATAGTAAATCTCTTTACCCGGAACAACTTCATTTATACTAGCTGGTCTTAGCAGATCAATCCCATTTGTCTTGTATATATATTTACCTCTCATTCCCATGGTATATAATCTCTGTAACATTAAAAAGGAGCTTCTACTGGATTGACACTATGGTAAGGCTGCCCCACAAACCCTCCCTGCATCTGCTTTGGGAACTCCATAGGTGCAGGTCTTGACATTTCGGTGTATTGCCCTGTCACTACATTGTAGGTGAATGAAGCTTTACCTATTTTCCCCACAAACTGCCATCGCATTTTAGCCGTAATAACATCTACCGTTTCATCGTCATAGTTTCTGTAGATTACCAAACCCGTATCTATCAGATTGAAGAAGTGAGAGGAATCTGCAACATCATACAGATTTGGGATTTTTGATTTGTTAGTCTTCGCATTGGTGTCCATTTTACGAGGATGTGCCACAAGGAAAATATGTGTGGAGTATTGAGTCTTGAAGGTGTTAATTCTCGTTAATGCCCTACCTATATATTCATTGGTGCTTAATCCTTTACGTGAGTGCTCAAGGGTTGACCAATTGTCTATAATAAACCCGTCAATACCTTTGCTCTCCACTAGTTCAGCAGCTTTGTCAAGCAAGCCTTCAATGGTTAAATTATTACCTTTAACATTGACAAAGAAGAAGTGATTATGAATGAAGTCCATAGCCTGAACAAGTTCGGACTCTGAAATGCGATGTTCTTCGTTTCTTGTGTAGACTCCCTTGCCCGTAAGTTTCTGAATCAAATCGGCAATATGCATACTTACAGGCTGCTTTTCTGCCGAGAATATGCCGAATTTCCATCCAGCCTTTTGTGCTGCTTTAATAAGTATCTGGTCTAAGAAGTTGGACTTACCGTGTCCTGGGATTCCCGTAATCAGCGTAAGCATTCCTGGATGTAAAGTATACAGATCATCGAAACGATCATAGCCAAGCTTCAATCCTTTAGGTAATCCGTGTCTATGGATGTCAAGTACATTGATGGTTTGTTCCTTCGCCATTGTTATTCCCGTTACTGGAAGAGCTTTGGCTTTCTCAAAACATTCTTTCAATATGTCTACTCCAAAGTCTATAAGCACTTCGTTAGCATCCTTATATCCATTGGGGAACTCGACTATAAAACATTTACTCCTTCCTAATCGTCTAGTGAGTTGGTCTTGCAAAGATTTTCCTGCTATATCTTTATCTAAGGCTAGATAGATTTTCTTGATTGATTTAAAGGTGTCAATACAGTTGTCCAGATAGCTAAGGTTGTTGCGCCCCACATTTGCACCATTGGGAACAGAGCAAGCATTAAAAACTCCAGCCTCATAAAATGAAAGTGCATCAATCTCTCCCTCTGTGATTACACACCAATCTACATCGGTAATCAAATCCAGTCCGTAAAAGATTAGTTTAGCATCTTTAACGAGTTTGAAATTCTTCTCGGCATCACGAAATTTAATGTTCACCAAAGTATCGTTCCTGAAGTAATTAAAGTTGATGCAATTGCGCTTTCTCTTTACTTGTGGGATGTACTCCTTGGATGATGATAGTTTATAGCGCATGGCAGTACTCTTGGATATGCCTCTTTTATTTATCCACGCTAAAGCCTTATCGTCAAGATTGGTATTATTGTATTCAGGCACAATGAATACTTTGTCTTGTTTAAATGATATATTTGAGGTTTTACCTTTCCACCCGCAATGATGGCAGAGGTACATACCCTTATCTATGTTAACACCTAAACAGTCGTCACTTTGTTTTTTCCTATTGTGAGAGCATTCAGGACATTTCGTTTTTATCTGACCTTTTACCTTCCCATTAAGATTAATCCCTAAAGCTTCTAACCGTTCTATCATATAATATTATTATTAGATCGGTTCAATCCTTTTTTTTCTGTTATATAAGATTCCCTAGCTTCTTCGAGATAGAGAAAGAACTTCTTGGTCTGAAACAGCGTTTGTGGTCGGATATATTCCTCCATCTCAGGATCATCTCCCCATTGCTTGTATTTGAGGTCTATAACGGCTTTAAACTGCTTAAAACCGAGCTTTGGGCTGCGAGTCATTATCTGAGAGATTACTTTCAAATAAGTAGTACTATTCGTATCAAAGCTTCTACCTGCAAGAATATTCAAATATTGAATGATATCTTGTGCTAACTCTTTATGTGAACTAAGACTTGTCTCTATTTTTCTAACAAGCTTATCATCTTCATTGACAATACCGTATCTGGATAAGTGATACCATTGAAGTGTGACCTTATAATCCCTGCCTTTCTTTTCTAAAAATTTTTGACTTATCAGATTATGAACCGCAGAACCCACAATGCGTACAGAGATGTTCGTTTCGTCAGCTATTGCTGTTAAACTTGTGACTCTCTTTTGACAGGCAGTTTCCTGAGCTATCCAATCGGCGATAAGGTATTCAAGAGTTGTGATACCTGCTATTTGTGCGTGATTATGATTTACTATTGAGATCATATACTTTAGTATTAGAATGGTTTATTATGCTTTAACTACCAGTTTTAAATCTTTTAAAAAGACCTTGTGATACCAGACACCTTCGTGCTTTCTGTTCTGCTCGGAATTGAGCGTTAACTTTATCTCGACAAAATCACCCATGTTTACATCATCTATAAGGTGCTGCTTATCGTCCCACACCTTGAAGGCTACTCGTCTTTCTTCATCATGGTATTTGTGAGCAATAGCCATCTCTACATAAGAGAAGTCTTTGCCTGAGCTGTTGAAACTAACTTTGTCGGATTTGTAGACTATTTTGCCTGATGTTTTGTAATTGTCAATTGCGTTCATCTTCGGTAGGGTTTTATTAATTCATTATTTGAAACGTAATCTTTTTGATAGAAATGGATAAAGTTCATACACAACAAGTATTTAATGTAGAATCTCTTAACAGAGTCGTCATAGTACAATGTGCTGAACAGGTGTCTTTCCTGTCCCTCGTTAATCATTTCTTTGAATCGAGATAGTTTGTGTTTGTGTGACTTATCTTCCAGACATAACATCTCTTTAACTTCGGATGACTCTACATCATACTTATCGCACAATCCGACCATCATAACCACGGGAGTAATATTACTCTCCTCTGCTCTTAAATCACCTCCAAAAGGTCTGCTAGTGTGGTCAATTAGAAACTGGTTGTATATTGCGTTCTTGATTAATTTTAGCATTCATCATCTGGTTTTAATTTTTTTATTTGCTCGGTTTTTCATCCAGCTTTCCACTTCTTTCGGGTCGTACATTAGTGGCGAGCCGCTTAGTGTTGGCATACCCTCCTTACGATATTTAACCATTGTCGTGTGTGAGTTGATACCGTACCGTTTCATTACTTCTTTAGATGTAATTTTCTGGTCTGAAAACTTGTCGTGTGACTCGATTACTTCGTGCATAATCCTTTTAAAGTAATTCTGCACATCGCTGTCGTGAATGTCAAATAGAATTAAATGTTTCATAGATTCAGTTTATGATTATTGAAAATTAAGTTTCACATTGAATTTTTGTCGCCATGAAATTTTACCATAGCAACCAAAGTCTAAGACCGAAGCACTCTGCTTTTCCATATCTGCTTTGATCTTATTAGCATTGAGAGTTTTACGCTTCTTACATTCCTTCTCTAGTCGGGAGTATTTTAAATACCGATCTCCCCATACATGATGGTCATGACTTGCATCTACAGTCTTTTCAGTCTCCCGGAGTCTATGACGTAGGTTTAAAAAGTCTGTGTAAGATTCTGAATAGTCTGGGTCAGGCTCTATTTCAGAAAGGGCTTGTATAAGCTCCTGGTCGTTCTTAATCGTTTTAACCAAGTGTTGTCCCTTCTTAACCCTTTCTATAAAATCCTGACCTTTCTCTAATATTATGGATTGTATCTTTTCATTCTTCTCAAAAGGAATAACCTCTACCTTCCTACCATCTTGTAGGTAGGCAATCTCACCCCAGGTACAACCTGTACATAGTAGGTAGTGTTGCAATTGAAAGATATAGCTCGGTGGTATGCCTGACTCCCATTTGTCAGCCACATAACCTGAGATTGTTTTAATTTCTAAAACACCCTTACTCTTGCTATTTGAAGCAGCTATCATCCTGTCAATATTTGCGAAGAGGTAAGGGTGTTGTTCATTAATTATAATAGCATTTACTTTTCTGCATTTTCTTATCACATTGCCCTGTGCGTAATTATCCATCATAGTCTGTGCATCACCACCCCAATATTGCCAAAGTTTAGCCACGTAATCCTCTAACAAGGTTCCGTGAAACATAAACTCGTTTTGATTGTCTACTTTAGGGATGTAACCTATCTTCTGATAAAATAGATTGACCGATGAATTGTATTGATTGAGTCCTACTACGATTCCAATTTCTGAACCTCCTAGTCCTGTCAAACTGCTTCTTAACTCAAGCCATTGTTGGCGGTTAAGCTTGCTGGTGCTGATGTGTCTAATTTTATTTTTTGGCATAATCATCTATTAAATCAGTTTCCACTAATAGTTTATATCAAGCCTGAGACTTAATTTGAGTAGGGTTATCCCTTACTAGATGTAGTGCTGGAAATGATAATGAGTTAGCTCTGCTAAGATCATTATATAGGTGTCCTTTTTATTTGGACGTTTAGGTTTTAAAATTTAAATAATCACTCATAAGGGTTGTATAGTTTTATTAAAGTGAATATAGAAATTTGGTAATTGTAAAGCAAGGAAATGTTTACAAAGTGGTGTGAAATGTTAATAAGTACGTGTGGAATTATTTAGAAAAGTGTGTTTATTTATCCAAAAAAAGTGTTGCCGTTTCAGTGGCAGAAGCACCTATGAGCTTATTCAACTCTGTATGCTGCTGAGGACTAAGAATGTAATCTTTTAATCGTTTTTTTACATCAGAACTTTTACCCGCCGATATAGCTGCCTTCATCTGCTCGAATATCTCTTTGGTAACATTCTTTTTGGCAGGTTCTTCGGGTGTAGAGAAGTCTTTGATGTCATCAACCTCATCCTCTCCATAAACTCCTTCAGAATATAAATTAGTAATTTTAAGCACGACCCTAGACATTGCTCTTTTCTCGGCAATCTCAATAACATACCTGGAGGTTGTACTGCCTACATCTTTGAATTTACCATACTCATCTTTGACCTTACCGCCATACAGGGCAGAGCCAAAGGTTTGAACAGGTAAGGCATTAGGCATTAAAGCATACGCCTTGATTACGGCAAATCCTTCCGCACATTGGACTACTTCATAGGTGATAGTGATTTGCTTGGCAAACATGATCTTCTCGATGCCTGTTCTTGTGATGATAGTGTAATGTCGATGTTTGTACACATCTTCCTGCGTTAATCTGCATTCTCTATACAGACGGTTCAGTTGGTCTTTCCGATTTTCGATCATAAAATTCTGGGTTTTCAAGAGTTATTATATATTCAACTAATATTCCTTTTTTTCTCGCTTCAAAGTATATCGTGTCCCAGGCAAAGACCCGTTTGTATAGACCATCACCAACAGGTAAACTCCTGAGATAATACTTCAAACATAAATTACTGTAATTATCTAATAAGTATTTTTTGTAATCTTCTAAATAGTAACGCTTGCGCTTATAATTAAAATATCCGGCAGAATAATTATATTTTACATGTATTAAATTCATATACTGGTCTTGCTTTAAAATTTCCATCGTCATCTAATGTAATTGTGAATAGTGTATCACCATCATTAATAATTAAATCTACATTAGCTACAGGAACTTTTGAGTGCATTTTTTCAGCAATATTATTTAGAGTTTCTTGTTTTTCTTTAATTGTATTTTCTAGTTGTGTAATTGCGTTTGAAAGTTCTAAGAAATCAGTAGACAGGTTTTCTTTTGGCATTTTTCAATCTTTATATAGAGGGTGTTATTTACACCTTTAATAGTTGTTTTTTTTAGACTTAGGCGAAAGTAGGTATTATTTTAAGTATTACTACTTAATGTACGAAAATTATTCGATAATAACTAGCCTATTTTATAATACAGACTACCCGTATATGGCTACTACACGCCAAATTCCAGTACTTAATTAATGTTGTTGTTTTTAGACTTAGGCGAAAGACCGTTAAGTTGTTTAAGGGTGTTGATGTGATCTTCAAGGATTGCAATCCGTTTTTTCAGTAGAGATTTTTCTTGTAGAAGAAGCTCGGAGTTTATTAGACTCCTTTCATGATGTGCCAAAGGTTCACCCGATCCTGTCATCCACCAATTTATATTTATTCTTGGGAATTTTTCAAGCGCAGCCACATAGAATCCATGACCAGGTGGCTGTTTGCCATTTAGTATTTTACTCATAGTGACCTTAGAATACCCAACGGCATCGCTAAAGGCTGCATCTGTAAAACCAAAATAGTCAATTAAGTACCTTGTCCTTTTAGGTACAGAGTCTAAAGAAGAGTGTAGTTGTTTCATTTTTTATTGTTAGTTAGGTGTATTTTTTCGCACTTTTATTTGTGATAAATTATTTATTTTGGGTGCTGTGATATTTGTTACATAAAACTATATAAAAAAAATTACTTTTGAAAATTCATAAGGATTATCTTCTAATCGGTAGTATTCCTTGTGTTATCGGTATAAATATATCGTATTAGCTTAGAATTACATACATTTTAAACCATCGGCTTACTAGTCATGCAATTAGGTGTTGCATACTAAATGATTTACACTTAAATTTGGTGAATAATTATTGTATCTTAGATGTCTGAAAACTAGAGTCTTTTAACTATTACTACACTACACAATGCCTAAAAATGGTCATGCCGCATCTATTGGTATTAAAGAAACCAAAGAAATTGGCGAAAGGGTTCGTTTCCTTCGCAAAAAAGCAGGGCTCACCATAAAAGAGCTCGCTGATATAATTAACGTCTCCTACAACACAATGGGTTATATTGAGCTAGGTGCGAAAGAGGGAAAACCTCATTTCATCAAACTGCGTGACCAAGTTAATATCTGCAAATTCTTTAATATCAGTTCAGACTACTTACTGTTCAATTTGTCGTCTCTAAATAAAGAAAGGAGTCTAAAGCAATCTGAACTTATTCTACAAGAAAATTCTCAACTGAAAAAAGAGATTGGAAACCATAAACAGAAAATAGAATTTCTCCAAGACCACATCAAGACCCTTAAACAATTTAAAGATATAAAGTAATGGCAAAAATTAAATTTGCCACACTCCAATACGTAAATAAATTCTAAAAAATGTATCGGTTTTAGCCCTCTCTAATCACATTATGTAACGTCAATGTCATGGTAGGTAAGGGATTAATGAAATAAATTGGATAGGTATTGTATAAAATCGTATCTTTGAAGTGTAGTTCTTTAACATATTATAGCATACTTCTTCAACTCCTTGCTATTACTAGTGTAACGCTTGATTATGTTATTTCATGGTACGTATATTGTTAATGACTAAATAACAATAAAAAATTTGAAATATCGCTTATAAGCCTTATATTCACTAGTGTATAGCATAATTGTAAGAAATAATGGTGTAATAGTGTTGCCACTACAATAGACACTATTTATTAACTAAAAATTTATCACTATGAATGTTTTTTTATTCTTAAAATCCAACAAAACGATTTATTGCCGTGTAATGTACGGCAAAAAGCGAGGTTTTGAATTCTCGACCAAAGTAAAGATGCAGCCTTCACAAGCCTGGAATCAAAACAAACAAAGACTTATCCGAGGGTCGCAAGTAGATACCTTTAAAGCGAATGAGAAATTAGATAAAATCATAAGCACTTTAAAGGATATTTATGCTGAGGAATCTAAACGGCTCGACCAAGAGCTTGACCAAATTAGTAGCATACCACCCATTGCCAGCATAAAAGAATTGTGGAGCAAGCGTTTTGGTCGCCGATCTAAAAGCGATGAAATAAAAAAAGGAGACTTTCTATCTTTAAAGGAAGAAATATTAAAAATTAAAAAACAATGTATCAATAAAACACTTGTCCGAGTCAAAAAAAATGGGAAACCACTCTCTGACCAATCTATCAGATCATACAATAATGGTATTGAACTTGTATGTGAATTTCTAGGTGAAGGAGATTATAACATCAATGATTTGGATATGTATTCTGCACAAACAAGACAGCAAAGGGAGGAGGTTAGCGATTTGGGACTACAAATATTCTCCGATTATTTGTCTTTCATGGAATCACAAAAGAAAGAGGTTAAATCTACAGGAGTTATCAAAGACAGATTCAATCTAAGCTCTTGCCGTATCAACCTAGTATTTTTAAGAGCTCTTTTAAATAGAATAAATAAAGATTTGAGAGTACATATTGATACTAAGTGTGATCTACCTGAGAATTCATTAAAAAAGATTCATGTAATCAATGAAAAGCAACAGGTCGATTTAAGAAATGAAAAATACATTTATGATTTGATTGATGAAAATGCTGTAGATGAAAATCATAAAGAACGTCTTCGTAAAATGTATTTAATAGTCAGAATAGGCTTGGAGACTACATTCAGGGTAGCAGATTTAGGGAGCTTAAAAATAAGCGATGTGCAGGTTCAGGAGGATGCTAAAGGCAAAAAAAAATATCGTATGTTCAAAATATCTCAAAAAAGAGGTGTACAGGCTGATTTTCCAATCGAGGAGAAATTATACCATCTGATAAAAGAAAAGGAAGAAGCCAAAATCAACTCCGCATTTATTAATCATTACATCCACGATTTTTTTAAAATCATCCCTTCTTTCCATGAAGAATTGCATTGGACGGAGGTTAATAATAAATACAAGGAAGTCGAGCGAACAGAACCAGCTTACAAGGTGTTTTCCGCACACACACTCAGAAAAACAGCAATAACTAACTTCCTAGCTGCTGGAGTTTCCGAAGACGATGTTATCAAAATGTCAACACATGCTAAAGGCTCTCCTGTGCTTAAAAAGAACTACCAGGGAATCCTACCTACATTTACGGAGGAATCATTTGCCAAGGCAAGAAAGGTGTTGGATCAGAAGTTTAATCAATCATCTGAATAGTCGTCAGCGCATTTTTCATCCCAACAGACTTTACATATTCCATCGGGTTGAGCTTCGTACTCTTGGCAGCAGCTACATAATTCATTATCATCCATAATTATTTTTAAAAAAAAAAGAGAGGACTCATTACGAGTCATCTCTTTAGTGTTAATTATTAAGGGAGGTTATATGAACCTCTTTATTTATTTAATTCTACGAATCAACCTTATGTGACCGTCCACGCATTTCTCATGGAAGTACGCTGTTCCATCCCCAAAATGAACCTGCCAGGCAAGTATTCTAGTTCTCTCGGTGGAAGACCAATACGTGTCCTTCGACATACGTAAGCCTTTTTTTGCCAGAAAAATCAACATAAGCTCCTTTATGGTAGGTACTTCCCAACCTTCCGGAACATCTTTAGGGATCTCACCCCATTTAAAAGTACCCCTTAAATCTGTTTTAGCTACCTCAAAGTGGTAGTCTTCAAATTTGATGATGTTGCTCATTGTTGATTTAACATTAACGAACCGTTAGTTTTATAGGTCTGTGCGATGTTTATAACCTCGATGTTCAGCAGGTAATCCTTGTTTTGGGCAATCTGTTTGTACTGAGCTTTAAACTGGTCGAAATTTTTAGATTCCAACAAACATTGAATCCGTATTCCTTTAGACTCCATTTGTCTCTCTTTAAGTCTGAAAATACTTGTAATTCTAGGGTGTTTTACCAATTCACTCACAAGTTCTGTGTAGTGGTATTTAGTAATGGTAAATATTACATAACACCTGTAGTTGTAGCCAAAATAACTACGAGATACTACTGCGTGTATTCCATCTATCACACCCTTACTATAAAGCTTCCTAACCCTTTTCAAAGTCGGTGCAGGAGATAAATTAATTTTTTCAGCAAGCTTCAAATTGGTCAAGCGTCCATTTGTTTGAAGCTCGTTGAGGATCTTGCAGTCTAATGCATCAATCTTATACGTTGCCTTATTGCTCATTCTAGGTTTATTTATTATGCAATTTACGTTTATTATCTGGCGTAAGAACCCCATTCTGGTTGGGATTTCTTAAAGATTTAATAATATTTAGCTAACACCTATATCCCTAAATATGAGTAGATTCATCCTATGAATAGATTCACTCAATTTATATATGCAGTATTAATGGTCGTGGTTTACACCCTCGCAATCTATATAGCATAGCTATCCATTATATCCTCGCATTCTTGGAGCTGCTGCTCTATTAAGGCAATTTCATCTTTAAGCCTAAGATTCTCTTTATGTAAGGCTTCTATAAGGGTAATACTTTGTCGTTCTGGAATTTCTTGATTCATTTTTTTTTTAGTTTGATGATTTTACAAAGCTTATTAGAATGATTATTATTATTATTATTAAGGCAAGACAATTCGATTCAGGGCTTGGATTTTTCTGCCCTTTATTCAGTCGAGGTATTCTACTACTCTCCATTATTCTTTAAACTTTTATTGAGGGCAAGGCTGTTAACCCCTACCCACAATACAAAATTTGTAAATCCTACAATTTACAAAACGCCTGCCGTCTGAAATAAAACCTTTGTATTAGTTTTACGGTAGGACTTGTACGCCCAACTCACGCATGGTACTCTCGTATGATGTGCAGCACTCACGTAGCTTGCTCACGCACTAACATTCGTAGGTTAGAAATCGGTATCTAACAAGTTAAATATCCCCTAGAACGCCTTAATGTTGTTTTATTTTTTTATAATCATTTACAATGTCAACTAGTTTAGTAACATTAACATCCTTAGCGTCTATCATCACCACTAAATCATCTAATAATGGAGTCAACTCTACTAGCTTACTTTTAATATTCCTAATCTCAGTAGCCAATTTTAACTCTTTATTTTTTTCCATCTCGGTTTAATTTTTTGTAAGATTTCTGGACTTTTATTTGTCAGACTTCTGGATACTATCACAGAACCCACATCTCCATTCTAGTAGTGTCCTCATCTTTTTTTAAGGCGTATAATTCTATTGGCAACATCCTGAGCAAACCCTTTCTCAGAGTGTTTTAAAACCCACTGGAGCTCGTCAATTACTTTTTCTTTAGCATATTCCTCCATACACTCAACCATCCACTCTCTGTTGACGTGGTGAAAATGGTATTCATTCTTTTCTTCAAATTTTGCTAATAGCTTGTCTGCGGTCATAACGATTTACTCAAGTTCTCTTAACGCTTCAACTATACGGGTTAATTTGTCAACCGACCTGATCGTTTTGTGATCATTTATTTCCACCTCAGTCCCATGCTCGTTTGAGAGGATGTTGATTCCAATAATATTTAAGTCCCAATACACAAATCCAGCTTCACCACCTTCCGTAGGTTGGTAATTCTCGTCAAATCCTAAAGCTATTAATCCGTTAGGAGTTATGTTAGTCTCAAACTCCTTTATGGCTTTCTCTAATGACTCCTTATTCGCTTTAGAGGATGTAAGGTATTCTGTTTCATCCCGTTCCATATTGCTCAAATTTCAGTTGTTAAATTTAACTCTCCATGTTCTGATAAGTGGTTATCTATATACGCAATAATAGCTTTTTCAATGTCTTTGGTTATTTTCTTTTTCATAGCTTTCTTCTTTTTTCGGGGGAGCTGATAGTAGACTGTCGAGTAAGGCAACAGCTCGTTAAGAGTGTCCTTATCGAAATGTACTTTCTTTTTCCCCATAATTAGTTTTCACCGTTAATAATTGTTTTTCACCTACTATAGAAAGTTATGGCAGGTTATAGCCTGATAAAATGTTCGTGAACATATGGCTATAGCCTGATGAGATTGTTCAGTCATAGGAGAAGGAGTCGAACCTCCTTCATAGCTTTCTCTAATGACTCTTTATTCGCTTTAGAGGATGTAAGGTATTCTGTCTCACTCATATCATCCTACTTGCTCGTTTTAGAAGTGCCTCTGCGCTTATGTGTATGCGGTGCTTTAACCTGAGCAGTCTTCTTACAACACTTAGGCTTTTTTTTCTTTTGACCGCAGCAATTAATACTGTTTGTAATATTTTGATTTGTGAGTCCATGTATGAATTTTTTAAATTGGCAAAAGTGAATCAAGACGCAAATTAATGTCGCAACAGTAAGAATCGTAAGGATCATAATTATTTTCTTTTGAGTTTTTTTACTTTAAAGAGTTGGACTACCCCCCCGAATAGCCCGAACTCTCAATGCAATTATTTTAAGGCACTAATTTTACTCAATTGCCAAACAGACATATACCTGTTAGTTACCGTATCTAAATTATTGTAGATATTGACGATGTTTTTATCATATTTAAAGCAGAATTTAAAGAAGTCGAACTCGGTTACATAGCAGTCACTATCTTCCACCTGTACCCACCATATCTTAGTAGATTTCGAGGGAGTGAACTCTATCAATACAAATTCTCTGCTTGAGGCAAATCGAGTCGTTTCCCACTCCTGGCTCTGTAATTCGTAGTCAAGTGCTTCCTGATTGTAATTATAGTAACTGGAATACCTAGACTCATACCATACTTCCTGAGCTGTTACAGACTGACAGCATATAATAAGGAGTAGGGAAATTAAAATTTTTTTCATTTTTTCAAATTTTCATCCTCGTCTTGCCTTATGGCAGAGAGAAATAATATTAAAAGTAGACCCAACTCTATCATAACGATAATTATAAAGTCTTCAAGTTGCATAACGAAGCTTGAGATTTGAGTGGTTCAAATTTATTGTCTGTTAAAAAGCGTAAATCTGGACGATTTAAGACTATATTTTTGACAGCTTTTTTTAAGGCTACTGGGACTTGGTGGTTCTTAAATTCATCCAAGACTTGTCGTTTGAAATTTTCCAAACTCGCAACGTCTCTCTGCTCAACGGTTCGCTGAATCAGTTTCGCATGTTTCATTAAATTTTCCGGGTCTTTTTCCAGGTGCAGAACTAGTCTGCCCGATAGTAAGTCGGCTGAGATAAGCTTGTTCGTAAACATATTTTATCCATTCATTAAAGGATCTCTTTGTGGTGTAAGAGGTCACGATTTTAAACTCCATAGTAATACGGGTTTCTTTAAAAAAAATGAATTGTAGAGATTGCCAGAAGAATCGGCAGATTTGTAGTATTGATTATTATATTTCTCGTGTAGTCTTGGTACTAATATAGTTTTTTTTATTTAAATCGTCAAACCGTATTTTTTAAATATCGGTCTGAGCTTCACCCAATCAGATTCTTTAATCGACCCCTCGTGTTTGTAATACTGACTAAGGGGTACACTAACATTAGCCTGTCTTTGAATCGTGGTTATACATACATACCTCTTTTTTAGACTATACCAATCTTTTAGGCTTATATCTGTATAGGGTTGAAAATGCTGTTTGAAGAAGTTGACGAAGTATAACTTATCGACTGGCATTAATTTAGCACCCGTCTCCAAAACAGGCTTTAATTTATGTCGAGAACCGAGTAAATCTAGCTCTAAGCTGCTGAATCGTAATGCAGGTCTTTGTATTAGCAATTCCTCTACATCAATTTCATCGTTCTGTCTAACCACTCTTATTATAGCCCCCAAGTCTTTTGGGTGCTTCTCGTAGACTTTTATAAATTCTATGCATTGCTTATAGAAAACGCTTGTATCTGCTGGTGGGGGCTCAGTTGCAAATTTTACGGCAAATTTGAGATCATCATCAGCCTTGAGCATCGCACAGGCTAGTTTAATGGTTATTTTTTTGTGTGGCATAATATTGATTTTAATATCCTTCCTCATCTAA